TCATTTTGCGCGACCTATATGCATAGTCAGCCTCTTGAGCGAGAATTACTCCATCTTTGCCCATGGAACCAAAGCGGCGTGCGTCTGATTCTTGGTCTGCTTCTATGTCTGAGATTTGATTATTAAGGTTTTGAATAAGCAACACCAATGCTCGTTGCCAGCGACTCCAATTTTCTGAAGCCAGCAATGTCTGGCGCTGACGGCTGGAAATCTTATTTTTCACATCCTCGGATACGAGTCGTGCAAATTCATCATCTGTTATGTAACTCATCATTTACCCCATACTGGACAAATTGGCTTGTAGGAACACCAATCACACAATTTAGATTTTACAGCCTCGAATTCACCAGTTTGACAACGCTGGTCAATTTCTTCTTTGATGCGCGTAACTCTACCAATTGTTTTGGAAAGAGATTCAGGTGTTACTTCTTCTGTAAATTTCACACCATCGCGAAGATAAATGAGTTCCAGTGACGTAACAGGAAATATCTGTATTTCTTGCATAATTGCCGCATAGATGCGCAACTGCTCAAACTTATCCGACACCCATTCAACGCGCGGCGTTTTGCCAGTTTTGTAATCCGAGATAGTTAAACCATTGTCACTCTTTAGCGACTTTGTGTAACGGTCTATATAACCTTTTAGCGCCACACCGCCGAGCAAATGATTGAATTCGCTTTCTAGCCCGATTGGGTGAACAGTGGTTGGGTCTTCAACCAACCAAAGATTTTCTATACAGAACCACGCTTGCCACCTGAACTTAGAAATATCGTCGGCGCGACGCAGGTAGTTTTGAACTGTTTCTGCGTACTTATCCATATAGACACTGCGTGCTTGGTCGCGGGCAGTATCTTTCGTTCTAAATTCTGGCGAAAACGCATACAACGCTTCAAGAACGTCATGTACAAAGTTGCCCAAAATCGCTTCAATTCCTGGTTTATCAGGGATATGGTCGATTTTGCTGAAACGAAATTTAAGCGGGCACTGCTCAAATGTCGCCAATGAACTCGCTGATAAATGTGGCGGTGGTGCTAGTACCTGTTCATTGTTCTGTGGCAACATGACTACCGTTAAATTGTAGTCGAACCACTTCGGCCATAAGAGCGCCTAGTTCCTCTGCGGTAACGCTGTCGGCATTCTTGGGCTTCGGTTTGTCGCCATATGTTGATTTCCAGTACGCACCAACGGCATCGCGTTGTTCCTTATTAAGCGTCCCTGACAAATCTTTAAAGTTTTGCCAGTTTTGCTCATGTTCGGAAACTGGCGCATTTGATGCCTCAATTACCTGTTCAATTTCCATTGCCTCTTCACTGCGGGCAAGGTAAAGACCAACACCAAATGTCTGTGCGGCCTTCTTCACGGCATCAGAAATGGCGCCCTTAAATTCGTCGCCCAAATCTAGAATCGCACCCGACTTGGTGCGCTTGATTTTCTGTCCACCGATTCCATCACGAGTAATCGTGCTGAATTCAGTGAGAAAATACTCAATGCGAACATGCGCTATCACAAATTCAGGGTCATTGGGGTCACGGTGGCAACTCTGAATGGTCATCGACCACTTGTCAACACCAAGTACCTTGTTTAAGCGGTTGATAACTTCACTAACAGGGATATAGGTCAGATTGACCCCGCCCTTGTTGATTACCTTTTCCATCTCCTGCGGAAATGGTTCAGATAGACGATTGTAAATATCGCTCATTTGTTTTTGTCCCCCAATCGGACGATGACGTTTGTTTTGTGTTCGCCTTGTTCACAATATAGGTCAGGGTTGATACCCAGTTCTCCCAACTTGCCAACGCGCCAGTATGAAACGGCAGCATAATCAAGCAGTTTTTCAACCATTTGGGTTGCCGTCATAGTGCGCTCACCAGTGTCCATGTCAACCGACATTTCATTCAGGCGTTCGGCTACTCGTGTTGCAAGTTTGCTGTGGTCCCATTTCTTGCGGTCTGTTGCGCTCTTCTTTTCAATGGAAGCGCCAGACTGTGTTTCAACAAGACCACGGTTGCCCATGAGCATGCCGACCTTGCCAGCAAATGAGTCGTAGATGATTCCCATATCACGTTTGACCATGTTCAATTGCACGAGCATCTCGCCCGCTTCTGCAATGTCTGGTGTTGTGCGGATGTATTCATCCAGCAGGGCATCAATTTCCATAATGTCCTTGCGCCATTTGTCAAAGACAGAAGTATCCAGTGTCATCAGTATCTCCTAATAGTGTGTAACTAACTCACACCACGATACTGACTTTTCTCCTCTGTGGCAACCCCAAACCAGTCAAATAATTGAAGGCCCCCGTAGCCGAGTCGACCTGGTCATCGTGGGGGGCCGATTCAGGAAAAGCCGATAATTCATCCAGCCAATCGCCAATCCAGGCACCCCTGACGACTTTTACGTTGCCGTTGGCAAGGGCGGCTGCAAATGGCCTAGCCCTGGTTATTTTGTCCCCAGTGGACCGAATTGCCCCAAAATCAAAGCCCGGAAGGACATATCTGGCAAATTGGTCGATAATGGCTTTACCCGAAGACCCCGGTTCCTGCTCCATTCTGATTGGCACGGTAACGCCGTCCTCATAGGCGGTTTGGGCTATGAATTGCTCGACTTTGTCGGCCTTAACCCGCTTTTTCTTGACATCCAGTACATGCGCAATCCCCTGGTCGAACATCATTAGGGTTCCTACGGTCCAGTCTGGGTCGGGGGTGGACTGGCTCGGTTCGGTTGCCGCTAGGTCCCAGAACCGAACGACTCGAGCAGATGACGTGGTGGTTGGTATTTCGTCATTGTCTATTATAATGACTGATGTTCTATCGAACATAGTCCCAAGGGTCGTGGACCACCAGTCGCCCTCTTCGAGTCGGCGGCGTTCAATTGGGTCAAGAGCCGAAAGCGCCTGCCGATATGAATCGGCGTCGATTCCTGGATTATCAGTAAGACGAGATGGAACGAAAATCCTATTCTTTTCTTTTCCTTCGACAATAAATCTTTGTCTCACCCAGTTGGGGGCCGGGTTGGAAGCACATCTCATTCGTAGCGGAACAGCAGACAACGGACCGCTAGCAGGGCGACGAAGTCGGGAAAACAAATACCGATAATCAGACTCTCTAATTTCTGTAACTTCATCCATCCCGATGAATTGAAATTCTGAACCCTTATATCGCAAATAGTCATTTGTGTTATTTAGGTAACCGAACGAAACTCGTGCCCCAGATGGAAACGTTGCGACAAAACTATTGTTATTCCAGTGAACGTCATCGTATTGACCTACCCAAGACCTGAATCTGTCCATTAAGGCACCGGGAAGAGACAGGTCAGCGAAAGTTCTTCTAAACAAAATCGCTGAATATCCAGGAACATCAACATATTGAAGGGCTGCCATCAATAGCGCTGAGGATTTTCCCCCGCCAGCAGCACCACCAAACAAGGCCTCGATTGAGTATGTTCTTAAAAAAACTCTTTGATTTATTGACGGCTTTTCAGGACAAAAAGACGGTGCTTTGGGTTCTAGATATTCAAGGACTTTGTTCCAATCTTTAGTCACCATTCAATCGTAGACCACGACATGCGCTAGTTTGGGGACATGAGTAAGGTGTTTAATTTTCTGCGAACCAGAGCCAACAGACCAACCTTCGCAAATATATTGATGGCGTCATTTATACTATTTACTGCAATAGGAGGCTTTCTCATAGCGCCGCCTGTCGGTTTTATTGTTGCGGGAGTTACCTGTGGAGTATTCGGATATCTATTGGGCGCTGAGTAGTTGAAAAATGGCTTGGAACTCGTCTAAAAACAAATCGCTCGGGAACGCCTCGATTAAGGCGCTGGGGCCCGGCGCCCCCATATCAACGAATCCCAGTTACGCCGGGCGCGCCTACCACGACATGTGGGACATAGAGCGTGCATATCGAGAGGGTTTTCAGAAAATAACTTGGGTGCAAAGATGCGTGGATGCCATTGCTGGGAATCAGGCTCGTCTTTCGGTAATCCTAAGAAAAGATAATTCAAGGGATGGGCAAGTTCTTACCGGCAGAAGGGCGCTGCGCTCTCCACTAATTGAGATATTCAACACAAAATCCAACGATGCGGAAAACGCATTCATATTTAGGTACAGGTTGTCATCACAGTTGTTAATGAGTTCTCGCGGTGCTTTTATCGAAAAGATTAAAGGAAGAGACGGAAGACTGATTGGATTGAGTTTGCTTCCTCCACAATTTACGGCGCCGATTCCCGACCCAAAAACATTTGTTTCTGGTTATGAAGTTTATATGCCCACTGGCGAGAAAATGATTTTAAAAAAAGACGACGTTCTTTGGATTCGTCGACCACATCCACTCGACCCATACCTTTCGTTGACACCCATGGAGTCTGCTGGCATAGCAATAGAAATAGAGAACTTGGCAAAGGTTTACAACAGGAACTATCTAATTAATGACGGCAGGCCTGGTGGGATTTTGGTCGTAAAGGGAGAAATCGACGACGACGACAAAGACGAATTGAGAAATAGATTCAGGGGAAATGTTGGTCGCGCTGGTGTGACAACTGTGATTTCGTCAGATGATGGTGTTGATTATGTCGACACTTCGGCAAATCCACGAGATGCTGCATATGTTCAGATGCGCCAGATACAAAAAGAGGAAATTCTTGCTGCATTTGGTGTTCCGGAATCAGTAATTGGAAATGCCTCTGGTAGAACATTTAGCAACGCCGCAGAAGAGCACCGAGTCTTTTGGAATGAGACAATGCTCCCCCACCTGGATTTGCTTGCTCGCGCATTTGACGAACTTGATGAAGTTAACTATGTGGACTTTGATGTCTCAAGCGTTCCAGTTCTTATTTTGTACAAACAGGAACGCTCTCGTTATTTTATGGAAGAAGTGCAAATGGGATTAATTAGCACAAACGAATACCGTGACGCAACAAGCCGCAAGAAGGTGGAGAGCGACCTTGCGGACTCCCTGTTGATGAATCCAAACTTGACACCGATTGCGAACACGGAAAAGAAGATGGAGCAACAACCGCAAGGCGCAATGCCAGGAATGCCTGGCGCACCAGGTATGCCAGGTATGCCAGGTATGCCAGGTATGCCTGGAGACCCAAACGCACAACAGCCCCCAGGAATGCCAGACGCACAGGGCAATATTCCAAGTCCGTTAGACCCGAACACCATGGCTGGCTCACTTGCACAGCAGGGTGTCCCACCTGGCGGCTCACTACCCGAAATGCCGCCACCCCCACAAGGGATGCAGAATGCAGCAGTTCAACCGGCACAGCAAGCATCGGTCGATTCTTTTGAAGTCATTGAAACTAAGGAAGACAGTGTTTCACTGCAACGTTGGACATCAATCCTTAATCGAGCATTTGAAAGAGTTGTTGAGCGTCAACAAAGGGTAACGCTAGAAAAAATTGGTGGCGCAAGAGCAAGGAAGGCGATATCAAGTGGGAGTTTCATTGTTGAATCTGTCTTCAACAGCGAAACATGGGATAGGCAGGTCGACGAAGATATTCGCCCTGTTCTATCTACAATAATCGCAGACGGCTTGGATATTTCTACAAAATCCCTTGACCCCTCGGATACTCTCGCCCACCTAGACGCGCAAATCGAAAGATTCAAACAAGTCAACGCATCAACATTTGCTGCACTGGAATTCTCGTATGGCTCAAGTCTTTCTATCAAAGACGAAGAGCAAAGGAACGCCCACTTTAGGTCTAGTTGCGTTGGTATTTTCTCTAACATCCTCGCTAAAACCGTTAATGAAATTTCTCTTGCCGAGGCACGTAGGGCGTGGACATTCGCTAACTAATTTCTGTATTTAGTCAGGGATTACAGAAATACTTCCAATCAACAAACGTAATTTTCGCTTATTATTACTAGGGCGCAAAGGAATCAAGATGCAAGACATTCTTTTTAAATCCAATTCTGGTCAGTTCAACATTGATGAAGCGCAGGGAATTGTCGAATGTTTTGTGGCCGGGATAGGCAATAAGGACAGTGTCGGCGACATTGTGGTTACGGGTGCCTTTGCCAAAAGTTTGATGAGAAGAAAGCCACGCGTCGTGTGGGGTCACAATTGGAATGACCCAATTGGTAAGGTTCTCGAAATCTACGAAGTTCCCCCAAATGACCCACGGCTTCCGCAAAAGATGAAAATTGCTGGGATTGGTGGACTATATGCCAAGGTGCAGTTCAATTTAAATTCAGAAAAGGGCCGAGAGGCATTTACTAACGTTGCCTTTTTTGGAGAAGAGCAGGAATGGTCTATTGGCTACAAGACTCTTGATGCCATCTATGACAACAGCAAACAGGCAAACGTTCTACGTGAAGTTGAACTTTACGAGTTGAGTCCTGTTTTGCATGGGGCCAATCAGTTGACTGGAACAATATCGGTAAAGAGTGATGAAAAAAATCATGAAATGCCGGCTGTAGGGGTGATGATTCTTGAAGAAAAACCAAAACAACCATCGGACCCATTTCTTCAAGGCGTTGCTCAACCAATCAATGGCGACAAACTTATTGCACTACAAAACGAATTAGCCGCAAGAACAAATGGACCAGTGAAGATAATGAAAGCAACGGAAAGTTCTGTAACTTTCCTAAAACCAGGTAAGGGAATGTTTCGTCTTGGTTATTACTTTGATGGCGAACAATACATGTTTGGTAAACCAGAAAAAATTGTAACGCCAATGCTCATCAATAGACCAATGGCGGGCATGCCGAGTTCTGGTCGACCAACCCCAGGTCAACAAGCAACGCCAAGAATTCCAAATTTTCCTGGCGTGGCACAAAAACCGAGTAGACCAGAGGGTCCGATTATTCCAGTGAGATATGGCAACTCAGGAATTCAAAGCGGGTTTTTTGATTCGTCCAAGTCTGAAGAGGAAAGTCTTGAGTCAATTTTCCTCAGCAAGGTTAGTGCTGCTGAACATAATGAAATCACGCAAAAATTACTTGATATAACAACTTCCCTTAATGAACTTCTGGACACAAAGTCTCATGACGTTGACGTTTGGGTAATCCCTTGCTCACCTGAAGACGCTTTTTCCACGAAGCAGGCGCTTGACCCGGTGTTTGATTATCACAGGATTGAATCGTACGTGACGGAGGACGGCATCGTTATTTCCTCTCCTCTAATTGGAGATGCTTATGAGGCGGTGGAAAACGCAACCAAGTCATTGCTTGGAAGAATCGGTAGGGGCATCGGTGGTGGGGGAAAAGTTAGGCGCGGCAGGGCCGCGCTAGCCAGAATCGAAGGGGTACTTGACCCTCGAAAGCGTCGCGACCTCGACGGCGACGGAATGATTTTTGATGGTACGTGGCGAGAAATGCCAGACCCAACAAGATTTGCCACACAGGGACTGAGGTCTGAAACAAACCCCCCCGCGGACAACACTCCACCCAAAAAACCCAAATGGCAGGGCGGCGAACCCTGGTACATAACGGCACAAAGGAAGGGGCGAACAATCGTTCCCTTCTTAATCCCAAGAAAAACAAAACCAAAAATTGAAAGAATGTTTGAAGATTTTTTGAAAGAAGATGGCGCGTCGTTGCCAGATGACCACATAGTCAGAAGAATTGCCAAAGCGATAAAGGAAGCCAAGCGATATACGGAACTTACACCAGAAGTAAATGAGTTTGGGGCACCAACTGGTTTAACAAGACCAAAGCAAACGCAAGACCATTTGCCTGATATCGACGAAAAAATGTTGGAAGAGTTGCGTGCGGCGTGGCCACAAGTCAAAGATGGCCTTGAAAAAAGCGGTAAACATCAACAAAAAGAAAGAAAAATGGAAAAAGGAAGAACGCCATTTGAAGTTCTAAACGAACTTATTGAAAAGGGCGAATATTTTAGAACAAATAAACAAACGAAAAACACACTCACCTTGGAACAGGGTGAGGCGCGCGACAGAGAACTGGACGAACAAGACAGTCCGATTGGGCGACTCACACAACGAGGGGAGAGAATTAGGAAAATACGGTCAGATTCAGAGAAGGCCAAACAAAGACTTCAGCGTGGTGTTGACACTCGTGGTGGCAAAGTCAGCGCAGCCCGAGGTAAGGAAGTCGGAACTCCATGGCCACGTGATAAAGATGGTAAAGGAATACAACACTCCCCATTTGAAGTACGGGGAAATCCGCCAGAGATTGTCTACGAAAAGAAGATTGATGGCGAGAAAGTAGATTTGCTTGAACCCTACATCAAGGCGGAAATATTTCCTAAAAATTGGAAGGAAATGGATGTAGACGAGCAGTTGGCCTGGTTCGGCGACAATAGAAAAAAACTTGAAACATTGAATAGGAGTTCGCGATGGCAAAAGTCAATCAGAAGTTTGGATGATTATCTGATTGAACAAACGATGCGAAAAGATGAAGATAGAGAAAGAGATGAGGCAAAGAAGGTTAGGGCCATAAAACCAACAGAGCCCGAACCAAGTACTCAAGACACGCCAAAGCCAAAGCCGAAACCCACAGCGCCAAAAACACCACCAACAAAATTGCGCACCGAAGAAAGAGAAATTAAGGCGTGGGCAGAAACGGTGAGTTTGGGTTCCAAAATGAATGGTGTTGACGAAGAGTTTGGTAACGCCGTAAGAGATATTGCTGACAAGATTGTTTCAACTGTCTATCCGGAAGATGGGGTTGAGCCGACACCACAAAACTTTAAAGATGCAATCGAAGAATTGGACAACGGACTAGCGGAACTTGCCGAATCGCTTGTGGAATACGACCCAATAAAAGAAGTGAGACAAACTAGAAAAATGACCAAGAAGGAGAAAGAACTTCTAGAGTTCATGTATCGCGTCAATCAAAATCTTGAACGCGGTCAGGGAAGGGCCAGGGATTCCGAAGACGAATTGGATGCAGAAAATGTAGAAAGCGCTGGTGGTGGAGGATTTTCGACTGAAGCAGGAGAAGAATTGAGACGTCGAGGGAGACGCGCCGAAAGATATGGCTTAGACGACGATGATGACGACATATCTGCTGGCGCCAACATAGATGAAATATATGGAGACGACGGAACAGGGGATTTGACGGAATTTGATGAAGAAACCGCACTCGACAGTATTTCTGGTTTGGAAAGTAGCACAGCCAAAGCCAGGGCATTCCAAAAGTCAAATAGACGCAAAAAACAGGCTCGGGGGCTTGCCTCTTCAACAGAAAAGGCACCCAGAACAGAGATAACCAATGAATCCACTTGGTGGAGAAAAATAGACGATTCTCTGTCGAAGGAGATTAGAAGTGCAGATTCTGACTCAACCAAAAAGGGCCTGACAATACTTCAAGAAAAAATAAAGAAATACGAAGCAGGAGCATTTACAGCAGGGTCAAAAAGAACAAACGTTGGCTCAATAAAAATTACCGCGGACGAAGCAGACAAAATTCTTGATGCGGTGATGGCCGTAATCGACAGACAAAAAACTGCCGGGAAGGATGGTGGTGTTGGAACTCGTGGGGAAATTTTTGCAGAATTGCTTGAAAAAGTTGCTTCTGCGGCTATGTCAACGTTTGTTGACAAAAGTTCCATGCCGGCAGATAAGTAAAGCGAAGAAGGGCAAAATTGCAATTACTTCACGGCGGGCTAACTCCGTGAAGTATAATTTTTTGAAACGATTCTTAATACAACGGGTCGGCACGGCGCGTGCTATTGTCGTCTCGAGATAACAAGGAGCCATCACAATGGATTACGACAAGAACGCGGTTGTTAAGTTGGACAGCGACGGCTCGGTACTCAAGTGTGCAAAAGGTGTTAATGCTGAAGGTTGTGGTTACGCGCCTGGTGCGAAAGTGTGCGCAAAATGTGGCGCCATGCCTGTTCAAATGAAGGCTATGCCGATGGCTGACGACGAGGAAATGGATGACCAGCAGGAAGTGGTTGATGCCGAAGGTGAAGACGAAGAAGAGGTAGAAAAGGGCTATAAGAAAAAGCCAATGAAGATGAAGGCCGCCATGGAAGACGAAGAAGAAGACGACGACGAGGAGGACGAAGACGACGAAGACGACGAAGACGATGAGGCAGCGGCAGAAGACGATGAGGCAGTAGCAGAAGACGAAGATGAAGAGGAAGAAGAGGAAGAGCCCGCTGACGAAATGGAAGAGATGAAATCAAGACGTCTGTCCACAATGGGATACAAATCCGCAGATGTCGGTGCGCGCGGCTATCTATGCGCAATCGACAGAAAGGTCTATCCGGGTGGTCAGCCAGTGTGCGACGACTGTGTTGGTGGTTGCATGGCCGAAAAAGGAATGCCAGGACTTCTTCATGTAGAGGGAATCGCCGAGGACATGTTTGACGGCAAGGTCCTTGATTCAGGATATTCTGCAGAGGCCGACATGTTCGTTATTGACGTTGAAGCCAAAGACGGTCGCCCAATCGAGGTTTTCATTGACGGAACCAGTGCCGAAGTTCTTGGATGGCACAAGTTGGACAATAACGCATTTGAACAAAAATCACTCGTCGACGAGATGATGCTGATTGATTTTAATGACGCTGCAGAAATTGCAACCAAGTCAATTCAGGGCCACGTCGTTGCTGTCGAACCAGATGTATTCGAGGGCTACGACGCTTATGCAGTTGAAATTGATGGTCTCGATGGTAAATCGTACGATGTTTTCGTCTCTCTCGATGGCGAAGTTCTTGGATTCGACAAATACGAAGAAGAGGATGCGGAAGCAATTGAGGCCGAGGCTGCAGAGGTTGCGCTAAAGCGCGCATTTTCACCAGAGCAACGTGAGCGCATGGCCGAAGAGGGCTCTGCGCTCCCAGACGGCTCATACCCGATTGCAAGCAAGGAAGACCTGTCAAATGCAATTCAGGCTTTTGGTCGCGCAAAAGACAAGTCGGCAGCAAAGCGCCACATCATGAAGCGCGCAAAGGCCCTCGGCGCCGAATCAATGATTCCGGCAACGTGGGTCGTTGGCTCGAAGTCGTCCGAAACAGCAGATGACAAAACCATTGACGACAATTTTATGTCTCAACTGTTGGAATTTGAGTTACTCAATGCAGAGGTTGAGGAACAAAAAAACACACCAGAGTCGTAATAATCGACTAGGAAAAGGTGCCTGCCATGCAGGAGCGTAAAGTAGTCGTATCTCGTACCATCACGAGCGGACGATTCGCGCCAGTCATCGAAAAATCAATTAGGGAACGAATTAACGACTTTGTCGAAGTTCGTCAGTTGCTGAGTGTCTATCCATTTTCCGCCGACTACGCAGTCAAGGCTGCAATGGGTAAAGGGCGCGGCGGCGGTTCGGCAAGAAACGCGGCGGCAGATAATAAAGCCAAACGTCAAAAGGAATTAAAATTCCGGCGTCTGGGCATTTATTGCTACGACCCCAAGGCGACCAAAAAGCCGAATCAGTATTTTGAAACAAAGCCTCGATGGAATCTTGATGGGCAAATGGGTGATGTTGCAAACGTTGGGTGGCTTGACATACCCAAAGTTGTGGCTCCAGACAAATACAACGAAGAGGTTAGGAAATACCTTGCGTCACGAAAAAATCAACCCAAAATCATCGCTAGGCCAGCAAAGAAGAACAAGAGAACTGGACAGATAGAGGTCAAGGCTCTTGGTCAATCTATTGGTCGAGTCGGCGGAAATATCGGTCAGGCAGCAGCGCGAGCGGTAGGAATAATTCTTGACCCGGACGGAAGGATGAGGTGTCCCCCGGGTGTTCCGGCAGCAAATCAGTTTACGGATGAAGTCGGCAGTAACTGTTTTGATTTTACGCCAGCAATCGGACGCGCCATCGTTGAAATAGCAAAGCGGGCGAGCGCAAGCATATTGGAAGAAATTTCCAGCATTGATGGCGCAATATCCGTAATGAGGGACGAAGATGGAAATGTTGTCGGTGTGCCTGGGGGCGCGGCTCGACGCGTTCGTGGCGGGTTGGCCAGCAGAACGCGAACGGTACCAGGTCCGAGGGGTGAGTTATTGGGGCCAGACGGAAGACCGATTACTGTCGACGTACCACCATCGCCGGATTTTGATAGAGACGTTGCTGAATTAGCCGCAAGGGCAACGCCAATACCACCGGAAAGATACGAAGAAGTGTTTGAGGACATGATTCGTAAAACGTACCCGGAATTGAGTCCGGAAAAAATTAAAAAACTCACCCAAACTGCTGTCAGGCGCCAAAAGGTTCGAGACAAGCAGCGCTCCGACATTCAGGGCGTTTTGGATTTTGCAACAGAACTTGGTGTCGACATAGACCCAACAGACCCACAATCAGTGCAAATGGGTTTGGCAAAAGTATTACACCTACTCAATCTTCCAGAGCATGGCGGCTGGAGAGCAAATTTTAAGGCATATTTTGGCAGCAAATTTGGCGCGGGCTCAATGGACGTAGCAATGGCTGAACATAGGGCAAGACAAATAGATGTAGTACTTGACTATTTGTTTAGCGACCCGCAAAAATTCGGGCTCACCAATGAGCAACTTGCTTCAATAATAAACACCAAGTTTGCAGGCAATCCAAACTTGATGAAACAAAAACTCATGGAAGTCATGAGTGGGGGAAGAACTGCCGAAGAAGTGTTCGGTCGTGACGCCGATATGTTTAAGATTGTCTTTGAGGCTCAAACAAAATGGGACAAAATGAGACAACAAGAAGCGGGTCTTTTGATAGGTCTTATCAAACAAAGAAAAGATAATCCAAAACTGACAGACGGCTTCAGGGAACTTTCGATTGGATTCCCGGACACTCGAGATTTGGGCGCCAACGATGCCGTTTGCTTTACGGATGAACGCGGCGGATACAAGATGATGATAAACCCACTGCGGACAATAATGAACACAGAAGCAGAAATGGGGATAAGCAAGAGTGAATTCACCCTGTTTGAACCAGATGGTATGGTCGGCACGGAAGTTGCAAAACTTCAAGCAATAAGTTCTTCCATTGATGCTGCTGGACGAACACGGGCAAGAGATGCATATCTCAATGACCTTGAAACAATAGAGGACTTGCAAAACGCAACAGAATCAGGAACGGGATTTCAGCAATTTTGGCATGCGAAAAACGCTGGACAGGTCGGCCAAGGCATGTACATCATGAATCACGAGATGACACACGGTCGTCAATTGATGTTGATTCAAAATTATTTGCGAACGATTCCTGGGTTGGCGGATTCAATGTCAAACGAAGACATGATGATTTTGGCAGAAAATTTGCTCGGCGGAGGACAAATGTTCAGCCTTTTGGGCAGAGATTGGGACTATGCATCAATAATCAGTAATCCGGAATGGCTTTCCACCGCCATGTCAAACATGCCAGAAGTAATGCAGGTTCTTCTCGGCAAGAATATGGGTGGAAGGTATGCCATGAAGCATTACTGGGAAGCGGCGCATAGGGCGCCGTTTCTTTCAAATCTAATGCAAAGCACTGACGACTTGTATTTACCACTTTCTGAATTAAGGGCAAAGATGGAAAGGATGGACCCCGAAAGCCCAGAATTTGAGGCGGCTGTAAGCGTGTTCTCAGAAGTAGCGGAAATATACAATCGCGGTGATTTAAATTTGTTGCAAGTAACGCAGGCTGCCTACAAAAGAAACGCTTCTTTAACGATTGCTGAAATGCAGGCAGAAATATCTACCGGCGTTGATGCTGGTCTTATTGATATGACGCCAGAGATTGAGGCCTTTCTTGGTCCGCTTCGTCACGGTTCGGATATTGATGATAATTTCGGCGCCGTAAATCCAGACCCAAAGCCAGTAATTAGAGATTTTAAGAACGAAATACGTCAAGGAATAAAGGACACGCTTACGGGCAAAAAGGCTCGAGAGAGAAGAAGAAACCGTAAAGCAACAGAACGTTTTGGCGACATACCTGGAATTGCTGGCATGGAGGGGGTTGAGGTAGTGGATAGTTCCCCAGACTCCGATAAGGAACTTGCAAGACGATTAATAGAGACACTGGACGGAATGAGGTCACGTTCTGATGTTTCTCG